CTTCTTCTTGGCTTTGTTATATCTGCTCCTTGTTACGCTGTGCCAGTTATACCTAATTTTACGCAGGGAAGTTCCACAAGTCGAACAGAAACTTCCACAATTATTACAGAATCTATACGAACAACAGAATATAATTCTGGGTTTCTCTACTCCGTCACAGGATCAGGGATTCAGCATGACGGATCTTCTATATCTCCAACAGCTACAACTGTTAGCGAAACTATAAACGGAACTACTCATACATGGCAGGGATTAAATCTAGATCAAAGACCAAATTGGAGTCAAAGCAATCCTGGAGATGCTTTTCAATTTACAGAGGTTTATCAAGCACCTGGAATGGAATCCGTAACCGATATAACCCGAACCATAGAAAGCACAAGCGTCACAGATACCACAACTATCTTCTCGCAATAAGCCTTATAGGTAATCCTGTATTTGCTAATGTCTCAAATACAAGTGCTCCTGTAGCACAAAGTTCATCAAGCGTGTCAAACTTTGCCACACAGGTGCTTGGAGGCCCAATGGTAGAAAATCAATATGGAAATGGGATAGTTTGCTCTGGCCCACAGATGGGATTTAGTCCGTTTGTCACTACAACATTTAATCAAAGAAGACCAATGGATTATATTTACAATACTCCTGTATATGACCCAACAGACGTAGATAATGATGGAGTGCCAGATAATCCAGGTAATATACTTTACTATCAAGAAAACTATAGCGGTAACAAAGATTCTTTAGGACTTAACTTTGGATTTGCATTTACATTTAATATCCCATTAGACAATAGATTTCAAGATTCTTGCCTTGATGCAGCTAATACACAAATACAATTACAAAAACAAGAATTAAATGCAAAGATGCTTAACTATGAGATTGCAAGATTAAAAAATTGCGGAGAGCTAATGTTAGCTGGAATATATTTTGATCCTAAAAGTGAGTACGCAAAATTATGTGACGGGGTTCGTATCTCTCCAAAACCTAATCAAGTTATACCGCACACTCACGAACTAAAAATAGGTCAGTAGATAAGTCACGGGTATTACACTTATCTACGGATAATTATTCTACCTTATCTTTCTTCTTTGTCAGCTTCTTAATTAGATTTTTTACTAAAGGTTTTACGACATTAAGTAATAATGGAGTAGTGGCAGCAACGCTAGCAATGAGAGCAGTGCTAACAAGCTGTGGAGGATTCGGTATGTATTGCTCGATGAATTTAACGTCCTCATAAAGCGTTATACATTTACTACCATCTTCGCTTCTTTTATGCCCTGATACACGCTCCAGTTTAAACTCTGAAGCATATTGACCTACTCTTTGGTCATTTGGCCCAGGACATTCAACAAAAAGAGGCTTATTTTCCTCTTTCTTTGGTTCGTATTTAGGAGGTTCTACTGTTGGCGGTACAAATTCTTCTGTTTGATTGGGGGTTTCTGCTTGTGTGTATTTAAATTCGTTGGGGTTATAATCCAAAGGTTCAAAACTAGGAATACTGAAGTTGCCACATTCTGTATATGTTCCATATTCATCTTTAGGGCTGTCAATAAGGCTAGTTAAATTATTTCGATGAACTCTTACACAACCAGGGATATTTACAACAGGCTTAAATACATTATTTATTATTGGATTGGGAGGTTGCCAAACAGGTATTTTATGTATTTGTATCTCGTTTATTTGAAAACGAGGTATTTCACTCACTTTTTAATAAAAGGTATAGATGGCCCTGTTGCTTCGGGCAATACATTATCTAAGACTTTAGGCATAGCACCCTGTACATTTCCTAATATCTCGTTCATAACTTGAGACTTGAAATTTTCAGATGTTACATATCTGTAGCCTAAGTACGCTCCACCACTCATGGAAGCTACCATAAGAAAAGAGACAATACTTAAAACATTTGCAATTTTTTGGAACATTTTTTTATGTGGAAAGAAGCTTTTAGTAAGGCACTAGCACCTATTTCTTTGATGGTACTGTTTCTGATTGTGGGCCTAGCTCCACTGTACCTGATTTCGGGCTTGCTTCTTCGATCTGTTTCAACAAGCTCTCCCCAAACTGAATACCGCCCTCAATCATTGCGATAAGTTTCGTTTCTTGAACTACAACAGATTGTGCTTGTGCAAGTCTTTCCTTATGGGTTTTTAATTCCTCTTGCCATTGAAGAACCTGTTTCTCAGTAATAGCAGACATTTTAAATTAATAATTATTTATAAAATAGCACAATTATGATTCGTGGACAGTAGCACAAACAAGGTTTGTATCCATAGAAACTGAGGATGGTCCATAACCCATAACCCATCTGAAAGCACTTGTTGAAAAGTTGCCATCTGAATAGGCATTTGAGTTTAAGTTTGGTCCACTTGCTGAAAGCAAGAATGATATTGCAGTATTGCTTGTTGTATTCGTTCCATTAATCTGAACAGCATAATTATTGTTTGAAGCATTATTGGTAAAGTTAACTGAAAAATTACCAGTTCCATGATCTGAAATAGAACTTACGTTATAACTTCCTCTTATTGAATTATTAGTGCTATTGAAATTTATCCAGGCAAATGCAGCGTTTTCAACAGTAGGAGAGGGTAAATTTGTTAAATTCGCACCACTTATTGCTGGTAATGTGCCAGTTAAGTTACCAGCGGGCAAACTTGTAAGTGATGAACCTGATCCAGAAAAAGTTGTTGCAGTGCAAGTTCCTGTAACCGTAAAGCCGCCCGATACTGTTTCTGCTTTTTTTGAATTATCATAATACAACTCTACTGACCCGTTCCCCTTACATTTAACAGCAGCTTCATTAGATTGAACATTCAAACCAATATCATCAGCAGCATATAACCTTAGATCATCCCCAGTACTTGAAATTTCAAAATCATTTGTTGAGCTTGTTATGTAGCTATTTGAGCCATCGTGATAAATTTGTAGGTCATCACTAGCTCCAAGTTTTATTTTATCGCTATCTAATAAATCAATATCACCAGACATAAATAAACCTTGCCAACGTAAACTGTCTATACCTAAAACATGAGAATTATCTGCACTTGGTACTATCATGCCAAATGCTTTTACTCCAGTACTTTCTGTTATAAACTTTAAACTGTTGTCGTAATATAACTCAGTTGCACCATCCTTTGTACCTTTAACATGATAATGTCCTGAGTTGTCAACTAAACCTATAACAGTACTGCCATCACCAGTTAAATAACCAGCAGTTCCGCCACTTCCTTCAAGTCTTAAAGATATACTAGAGTTGCCATCAACAACGGCAGCACCACCAGCTTCAGTTCTAAAATGTACTGCATTGTCGTAAAATAATTGTACGTTTCCGTCTTTTTGACCTCTTATAATTTCTTCAGTATTACCAGAACCGAAAACTCTGAAATCATCAGTATTTATTCTAAAAGTTCTGGAAGAACCAACACTTAAATAAGCTATATCACTTGAACCATCATAATATTGAAAATAATCAGCATCATCGTTTCCTAGTCTTAATATTGAATCATCATTAAGTCTTAATGCTGAACCAGATGCACTGAATGTAGAAAGTGCGGTTGCAGTTATACCACCTGTTACGTCAATACCAGCATTATCTACTCGTAGTTGAGTTGATGAGCCACCTACTCTACAAAGAATATCTTGGCTTGTACCTGATGTATCAATAAATAAATGCGAAGTGCCTGAATCGTGAAAACCTATTTGACCTTGTATAGTTCCTCCACCATCTTTATATTGAATTGATGTTTCAGCAGCATTTCCTGTATTACCACTATCAGAATCTTGTACTACTATTTGTGGTTCTGTAGATGCTAAAAATGTACTAATTCCTGTTACGTCAATACCCGCACTTACATCTAAGTTTCCTCTTACCTCTGCTCCCGAACTATTTGTGGCAAATTTATCTGAACCATTATGATATAACTCCACAGCTCCACTTGTAATGCACCTAACCATGTGTTCAAAAGTGCCAGCATTATTGTTATGTGCTAACTGAAGTTCTGCTCCATTTGAATGTATGGCAAGGTTTCCAGTACCTTTATCCATAATGTGTGAGTGGCTACCATCGTGAAATATCTCAATATCTCCATCATCACCAATAATTAATTTATTTGAGTCAGAATCTATTGTTAGATTTCCAGTTGTAACTACGTTTTGACTTCCAAAGTCAGGAGAAATCTTTGTACCTGCTATCGCTGCATCTGAAGCTACTTTTGCATTATTAACAACCCCGCTATCAATAGTAAAAGTTGCACCGCTATTGCTGACAGTTATATCTCCTTTATCTCCATCACTAACTCCACCGCTTCCTGATATTTCAACTACAGAATTGTCATCTTTCTTTGTAAAAAGTTTGCCATTGTCTGTTCTTAAAGCTACTTCTCCGACAACTAAATCACTAGCACCTGGATCGCTACCACTTGCATTTTTTAATTTAATTGTAACTGCCATGAGTCAACCTCCTTAAAAATAAATTCTAATAGGTACCCCCATTAACATCAAAACCAGAGGTTGAACCATCCTCTAAAAATGTGACAAGATCGCTAAGTGCAACTTGTTTCATGGTTCCATTATCGTTGCAAATAAATCTATCTGCTGTAGCCAATGTTGTTGAAGTAGCGGATGTGCCTCCATCAATTAAATTTATTTCAGTAGTTGTAGCTGTAACTCCATCCATGATATTTAATTCTGAAGTTGTAGCAGTAACTCCATCCATAATATTCAATTCAGAAGTCGTAGCAGTTACACCATCCATGATGTTTAATTCTGAAGTCGTTGCTGTGCAACCATCAAGAATCTGTACTTCTGTTGATGTAAGAGCAGCTAAAGCAGCAGAAGCACCTGTCTGACAGCCTGATAAATTATCAAGGTCAGCATCATAAGCTTGTACATTAGTACCAATCGCTAGACCAAGTGCAGTTCGTGCAGCAGACGCAGTAGTCGCACCTGTACCTCCGTCACCAACAGCTAAAGTGCCTGTAATCGAACTTGCAGATAAATCAACAGCAATTTCAGTAGATTCAATAACAAGTCCGCCATTAGCTTTTAAATCGACAGAAAGTGTATTACCAGATTTATCTAAACCATCACCTGCGGTAATTTGACCAGCACCAGAAAATTGTGCAAAAACAAGGTTGTTCGTTCCAACAACTGCACTTCCTTTATTAGAAGTACAAACAAAGCCATTTTCTGCGTTTACTGTTCCTTGTTCTACAAAGACAAAAGCACCAGCAGCATCAGCACCAGTGGCTAAATCATCTACCCTAGTTGGAGCACCAGAAGAATTGACTTTATAAATACCATTTTCAGTTTGAGTACTTTGATCTTTTAGTAGTATTCTGTCATTAGTTGATAAAGAAACACCATCAATCGTTGATCCATTAGCAAAGGCAGAAGCTAAAGTACCATTCGCAGTAGTTGTAGCGACCACAGAATCTTTGACATCTAATCCTTGAGCTACTCCATCAACATAACCTTTATTCGCAGCGTCAGCGTCAGCAGTTGGATCGGCTAAACTTGTAATTTTTTGACTATTTAAACTAACAGCACCATCAGGAGCGGTAAATTCATTTAACTTAAGTAAATCCGCAGCAACTAAAGCTCTAAATGTAGGAGCAGCAGCAGAACCGCTTGCAGGGCCAACTAATACAGTATTTGCAGTTCTTGTGTCTGTTTTATTAAAGAATGCACCAGCACCACCAACAGTTATTATCGAACTTGCAGAAGGTGGGGTAGATCCATTATCACCAAAACCATAATATAATTTTAAATCTGCTTCGTTAAAAGCTAATTCTGATGGAGATAAACTTGAAGGAGCACCAGCACTTCCACTTGCTGATCTCTTTTTAATTCTAATAGTATTTGACATGACTAAAAGTTTCCTCCATTAACAAGTGTAAGTTTTGTAGTCGTAGCATCTGCTATAAATGTACCACTAGATGAGTCGAAAAACACTACCGAACCATCTACTTTACTTGAGTCATTTAAAGAAGTTCCAGTAGCAGCGAAGGCTGGGCCTTGTGGACCTTGAGTTGCTACATTTACAACAGTTGCATCTCCTTCATTTACTGTAACAGTATTTTTAGTGGTGGTGATGTTTACTGTGGTCATGCAGTGTACCCCTCACTCATAAAAATATCTCCTTCTAAATAATACTCTTTTAATCCAGAAGGATTAGTAAGTAATACATCATATTTTAAAAGATTTGGACTAAAAGTTGCAGTTTGTGTATCAGTTAAAGCAATATCAATCGTTCCAGTTGATCTATTTGTGTAAGTAACTCCAAAATCTGCATACTTTGTAGTTCTAGTTTCTTCCCAAACCTGTGCTTCGACAGTAAAACCAGTTAAATTTATTGCATCACTATTAGAATCCTTAAAAACAAGCTGGATATTATGGTCCGATCTCCTTTGGATCGTCATATTGTATGTACCAGGAGAGATCGCCATAATTAAAAAGCAACACCCATTGCTTGTACTGGTGTGTTGATTAAATCTATTGCAGCACTTAAACTTGCTTCTATAGCAGCAACTTCAGTTGAACCTAAAGCATCTTTTACCCAAGTAAGCATTGTTGCCTGTGTTGGGGTTGGTTTACTTGAATCAAAAGCAATAAAACCAGATGGAAGTGACTCAGGTTTGGTAAAAATTATCTCACCTGTATGTCTTGCTTTTTCCTCAGTGTTGTCCATACCTTTTACTCGATAGACAACATTTGTGAAATAACCATCGGCAACATCTCTTTTACATTGAGAGCCGTTGATTTCCCATGTGTAAGTAATAGCCATAATAATTACATTTTAAACTTAGTTTAACTTGAATAAGGAGAAGTTCCAAGGATAGAAGTATTCCACTGAGCCTTTAGTTCATCAGTTGTAGTTGCATTTGTAATACCAGAATCAGCAGGAGCATCTCTTAACGCTTGCTTTTTTGTCGCTATTGTAGCTTGTGTAGATGTATCACTTGTTTCTATAGCTCGCTGAAAGTCAACATCTAGTTCTTTAAATTTTTCTTCTCTAGCCAAACGAATTTTATCTTTATGTAATTCTTTAGCTTTTGTCATATCTATGTTGAATCCCATAATTTTAAGGTGTGTAAGTCCATGCGTTTCTAAAGCTCCTATCTGTAGGAACTTCAGTTGCATCTATTATATAAGATGTTTTTCCATCAGGCACATCTTTTGCCTGTATTTGTTCAACAGTTAAACCACAGTTATTTGTAGGAACCATAACTGCTACAGTTCCATCATCTTGCATATAAACAATTCTTTTATCTGAATTTGCCATAACTTTTTTCTTTTACTATATCAAGTTTGATGAACTATGGCACATACTAATTTACAGTCTCGTGGTGTTGATACATGATCTGTACCCATTACAAATCTGAAACCAGAGGTTGTAAAGTTGGTTTCAGCAAAACTGTTACTGTTGAGATTAGGCCCACTACAGGATAATTCAAAGGTAGTTCCATTATTATCTTCGTTTGATGAACCTGTCATTGTTACTGCATAATCATTATTACTTGCTGAAGTAGTGAAAGTACAGGTAAAATTTCCCACTCCATGATCTGTAATAGAACTAAAATTATGATCTGATCTTATGCTGTTTGTTACGCTATTAAAGTTTATATAGGCGAAAGCTGCATTACCACCTAAGTTTGTTAAGTTTGCACCACTAACTGCTGGTAAAGTCGCTGGAAATCTTGCATCAGGTACAGTTCCAGACGTAAGATTTGTAGCATTTAAGTTGGTTAAGTCTGCTGTAGGTGTAGTCGCAAAGGATAAATTACCACTACCATCTGTTTTTAAAAACTGTCCACTACTTCCATCTGCTGTTGGGAGTATAAGTGTAAAACTTGAACTAATAGTTGCTGCACCTTTTAAACCTATATAATGCGAACTATCACTATCTCCATATCTAATTTCATTTTGTGCTCGTAAAGTAACTCCGTTAGCATCAAATACCATCTGTTCAGTACCACTTGAACTGAAACCCATAATATTTGCAGATTTTCTAAATAAACCTAAATCTGTATCTGTATCAAATGAAAGAGCAGGAGAAGAAGCACTATTTGAGTCATCTATTAAAAGTTGACCTGTCATCGTTCCACCTGACTTAGATAATAAACCTAAGTTTGTTTGATTTATATTTCCAATCGTTGTAAACGCAGCATTACTAGAATTTCTTATTTTTAATTCATTTGATGTTGTATTAAGAAAAGTCATTCCAGCTACACATTTAGTGTCTGCTAAATCTGAAGATTCTGAGTTGTTAGATTGAATCGCAGCAAAAACCGCATTTAAATCAATTCGGACATTAAGTCCTGAGTTATCTTCAATACTGTAATTTGCAACACTAGACATAACTAATTACTTTTTTCTTATTTTACCCTCCTTTGCCGAAACCAACAGCACTATAGGTAAAATTCCTATCAATACTAGCATTACTTGAGTTTTTAAAATGAACTGTAAAGCCAGTTCCAGATATACTACTAAGTTCAAAAAAATCGCCAGTAGCCATATTCTGTGGAGAAATGTTAACAGAAGGCAAGAAACTATTTAAGTTGCCTAAGCCAGACGTTCCAACAAAGAAAGGTGCTGCAAATGTAACGGCTTTTGCTCCTGCCCCAGATGCTATAACAGCAGATTGTTCTGTTCTCGAAGGCAAAGTAGCTGAATAACCTAATTGCTGTAAATTTATATTTTGTGCAGTATCAGATGTATTTAGTGTCACTCTAAATTGAAAACCTCTTCCTTTAAATGTTCCATTAGCAAAATCATTAAAGTCAGAATAAGAACTCATATCAGTAGAAGTTCGCACAGCTAATTTTGCGTTAGCGTCTGGTGCTTCTGTTCCGTCAAAGTTTACCCAAGTATCTATATTATCCGTTCTATTATCAAACAAATCTCCCGTATAAAACCCAGCCCCTTGAAAATGTCTTTTTAAAGTAAGAGAAAATACACCACCTAAATCCAACGTACTTGCAAAATCATAAGTGCCAGTTGCATTATTTACTGGATTCGTAAGAATCAAACCACCTTTTGAACTGTTGTATTCAGTATTACTAAATAAACTAGATGTGGTGTTATTAAATGGAGGAGTATCGGTATCTTCTCTGTCAGTTTTAACAGTAATTGAATCTAAAATTTCAACTAAAGATAAACTAACTTTTGCTACTGTCGTACTAAAGTTTCCCGTATCGTCTTGAAATTTAAGAAGATAAGTCCCTGGTAGTGCAGGACAGATCGCTTCATTAGAGTTACCAGGCACAGCCTCTATAATATCCTGTGCTGATTGAAAAGTTGCACTTGCTTCAGCTAAGTTTGAATGTCTAACATATACTCGGCCTCCATGCAAAACATCAACAGAAGTTGATTGGTTAAATCTTAACCTTATAAATTGTTCATTAATAGGCTCAATAGTTAGGTTAGTAACATTATCTGGAGCACCTGATTTTCCTATGGTTGGTATATTATCAGTTAAAGCAGTTGTTGATAGTTTTCCAGAAGCATTATAAGCAAATACCTCAATATCGACACTCCCTTTTTTAGTATCCATGATTTCAAAATCATTACTAAAAACTTCTTGAGTTATAAAATTATCGGTATTACCAGCATCAGTTATTATTCGATAATTTAATTGATAAGAAGATGCACCTTGAGGACTTTCATAAACAGTTCCATCATCAGCATTAAATGTTTTTGTAGGTTCTTTCCAACTAACTATCAATTTACTTCTTGCTATCCCATTAACTACAATAGTTTTTTCTACACCTACTAAGTTACTAGGAGCATTTACAGGATTATTTAAAAGAGAGACATTTCTTGTAGGTAATGCAGTTCCATCTTCAATAAACGCATATTTACCTTCGACATAAGTTAAAGCAGAAATCGCATAATTTATATCATCTTCTTCTGTAACTTGTATTACTCTAAATAATTGGGTTGAAAGTGTTGTACTAGATATTAAGTAAGGAGAATTTGTATTTGGTACTGCGGAAAAAACAGAACCTACTGTTATCACTGCTCCTGATATTCCAGTAATAGATCTAGATTCAACCGTTCCATCAGGCAAAATAACACTGATAGTTGGAGAGTCGGTTAAAGAAGGCAATTCAGTTTGTGCTTCTGCATCTATTGTGATCGCTGAAGTTGTTGCTGATACAACACGGCCACCTCTTCTAGCTCCTGCCCTCACTGGATCGTTTATTTCAATAACAGAACCAGGTCTTACTAGCATTCCAGAATCTATAGAAGTTGTAAAAGTAACTGTTTCACTTTCATTTTGTTCAGCAAATAGTATTGCTCTTGCAAGTCTTTTTGCTTGATTACGGGAGGTACAAGCAAATGCTTTTACCTGTTTTACTATTGTTCCTAACTTTGATATGGCTGTTGCATCTTCGTAAACTTCAAAATCTACTTCTCTGGAATCCATGTTGAAGTAGCTAACCGATATAACAGAATGACGTTGTTTTAAACTGCTACCCTGATAAATAAAACCTGCTTCTCCTACATTAGCTAAATTAAATAAATAGCTTGCACTTGTTGGACTATCTTGTGAGATATTAATAGTTCCAGCTGACCATATTGGCATACATCTCATCACACCTGATAATTCATTTATTGCTGCAAATGCTTCTTTAGGACTTTGAATATTTACATTACAACTAAACCTAGCTTCTTCAGTTCCCGACCCAGAGCCGTCATCAACTAATTCATTTGCATATTTAGAAGCTGCAAAAAAACTAAAAAGATCAACATTAGAAAAAGTAGTTGAGTCACTTGTTTGATCTGAAGCAATATGATCTCCCAAACCATAGCGTTTAGTAATTAATAAATCGAGCAGTATAAAGGCAGGGCACGTTGTCCATACCGCAGCTTGCATCGTTCCATTAAATATATAGCCAGTTGGATATTGTATTCTTCCTGTTTGTAAATCAACAGTAGGTGTTCCAGAGCTATTAGCACCTGCACCTGGAATCCTTACTTTAATTCCTCTTATGCGAAAAGTTCGAGCTGGAACTGAATTAAAGGTTTTACTATCAAGACGTAATGCTGTATAAGCACTATTTGGATAAGTTGAGTCATTATCTATAACTTCCTGTATAAAAGAAAACTTAAATTCATCTCTTAAAAATCCTGCAGGGTCAGCGTCAGCAGTTACTCTTTCTACTTTTACATTAACAGGAAAGTTACCATCTAATTCAATCCTATGATCCCTTGAATAAGAATCAGCAGTTCTTCCTACAACAGAAGTATTTATCTTTTCAATATAAGATCCACCACTATATTGAATAGAAATTTTGTATTGAACAGTTGATCCATGTATATTTCCTTCATCATCTGATCTTTGAATTTGTGCCCAAGTCAAAGTAACTACTACAGCATCAACAGTAGAATCAGTTAATTGTTTTATTACAGGAGCAGAAGTAGTGACATCTGCGGTACTTACTGCAACAGGTCTGCGAGTTTCAGTTGGTATTCCTGTTAATTTTGTTTGGTTAGCAGTACCAAAACGTGTTTTAAAAGTAACGTCTTGGAAATTAAAATCCCCACTGGCAGGGCTAGTATTACTAGCGTCTGCATTTAAAACAGGAGTATTGTTTAAAAATACATCTTTTAAAGCAGCATTATTATATTCAGTAGATGTTTTATCAGTAATTCCTGCTTTTGATGGAGAAGAAAAACCTTCTATTTCTCCTTCAGATATTAAATCTTGAACAGTAGCAAACTGCCTACTATGTAGCGTATCTGGAGCACGAAATGGTTTAGGAGGAGGAGGAGGTCCACCAGCACCTCTAATAAGTTTACGTTTGTTTGTCATGCTTCCACCTGGTTAGTGTCAATCGCTGCACTTATTACAACACTTCCTGTCATAATTTCACCATAAACTATTGGAACGGGAGTACCTGCTCTTGAAGTATTTTGAAGTCCACTAAAACTAAAAGATAATTGTGGATCTTGTTCTGAATTATAATCTTCTGGTTTAGGTAGAGGAAACAACATTTCTGCTACCCCAGATAAAACCAAAGAAGCACCTAAATAAACAGCGGCTTTACCTAGGAAAGTACCAGTGATTCCTGTAATCGCACCTGCATTAGCTAAAGGAATTTGTGCAAAAGTAAAACTTGCACCACCTGTTAAAAAAGCACCACCTATTAAAGCTGCACCTAATAAAATCTTCCCTAATCCTCCTCTACCAGCACCAGTTATTGCTGGAACAAAATGTATATCTTCTTGCCCTACAGGATAATGTATTTCGCTTTCGTCAATATCAAAATTTCCTACTTTTACCTGATAATATTTAGGACTCATATATTGTTCTAACTGAGGAAAATTATTTAATAAAAAACTAACAGCTTGTCCTACACTATTTACTTCTACGTCAAATTCTTTATGACCAACAAATTCAGCTAATTTTCCATACAATTTTACTTTACGAAGCATAGCGATACCTCTTTCCTGTACATTTTAACAGCCATTCAGAGTAAGGCTCTCTACAAGATAGTCTATCGGTTAAATGATGA